TTGATGTCTCCGTAGGAGTATTTGTAGGAGTTTCAGTATTAGTAGGTGTCTGAGTTGGAGTTTCTGTTGGTGTATTTGTAGGAGTTTCAGTATTAGTAGGTGTCTGAGTTGGAGTTTCCGTTGGTGTATTTGTAGGAGTTTCAGTGTTAGTTGGTGTTTGGGTTGGAGTTTCCGATGGTGTTGCGGTTATCGTTGAAGTATTTGTCGGAGTTGGCGTTTGACTCGGACAAATTGAATAACCACCTATTTCAAATCCACCTGAATCTAATTGTACTAAGATACCATTGTAGGAGTAGTATCCTGTCATATCTATTGTATTAGGTCCTACAGGAGAATCATAGAACTGAGTATTAGCATCGAAATCAACATAATCACCCCAAATTGTTCCATTAACTATACAACTACAAGCGTCAATAGAGGTTGTACCTGAACAAACAACAAAAGGAATCCTTGCCTTTGTTGGAGTATTTGTTTGTGTTGTAGTAGGTGTAGGTGTCTGAGTCTCCGTAGCCGTCGGTGTTTGTCCTGGACTTGCAGTGATACTTGGCGTCGGCGTGTTAGTTGGAGTTTCTGTTGGAGTTTCTGTTGGAGTCTCAGTCGGAGTCTGTGTTGGAGTCTCCGTAGGTGTTATTGTGGGTGTTGGTGAGGGACAAGGAATAAATTCGTATGTCAAATCATTATCAGGACAATCAATATTACATACAATACAATTTGGGTCAAGTAATTGATACCTTTGTTTTAGTATTCTAAAATTGTGAGCAATTTCTGAGGCATCCAATGGAATTGTATACATTCTGAAAGCACTTACATCACCTATAAAACTTCCGCCAAAAATCTCCTCCAACCTTATATGAGTGGTTAGTCCTGAATAAATTGTGTGAGTTAGGTCTTGAGTTGTTAAACATTCAGGGTCCTGTTGATAAGTCATTCCCGAAAGAGCTTCGGGACATCCACCTGACAATGTCAGATTATCGTGCAATCCTTGTGTCCCTCCACCTAAAGATATATTATATCCGACACCTATTTGTTTTTCTCTTGGTGTGTTTAATAGTCTTGGTATAATTTCTTCAAAATCCTCTATGACTAGAAAAGGTCTACCGTTCACATATATAATCAAATCACCTAGTCTATAGTCTTTTTCTTCGAACCAAGAATCTTTAAATTGTACAACTTCAGTAGTCGCCGGGTCAATATTTAAGTGTGTTATCGGGGGACGAATGAGATTCAAACTATTATTAGCAGTGGTCGCAGTATATTCTTCTGAAACTAAAAGACCTAATCCACCCATATCATAAAGGTCACAAAGCTCGAACCATTCTCTCCTCCTGAATACCGCGTCTATTTGAACCCAATGCTCCGAATCAAAATACGTTGTTCCTGAACAAAATTCAAATATACCCCGTGTTGAGCACCACTCTGTTACAGATGTCCCCGTAGTAAATGTAAGTCCTGTTGTACAAGTCCCTGTGGTTTCACAAGCACCTGTTATAGTATAAACCTTTACACAGAGTCTTGGATTTCCTGTATTTCCTGAAAGTCTTATCGACATGGCGTTAGATACTCCATCATACAAAGGGTCCAACTCAGGAACTGAAACATATGTTTCACAAGAACAAGTGTATGATGTAAGACCCGATGGTTGATAAACAGGAATACAACTATTGGAAGCGGTGATTCCAGTTTCCAAACATTCACAAGTATGCATGCAAGTCAGACCTGAGGTCACTCTTGTGTAACCTGTGTCTTGTTTTGGACTTCCATCTGCATAGTGATAAAATTTGTTTTCTGCTCTTGCCCCCATGAAAAAGAATGTCCCTTTATTTTCTGGATATCTGTAATTTAATCCAACATCAGTACTACCTGTCCACCTATATCTCAACATCATCTCGGCGGTCCAACCTAAATTGACCCTTTCTGGAAAAATTTGATATCTATACCCTGGTAGTTTATAAAATCCTTGATAAAAACCTCCTTGTAATCTTGCAAAATAACCCACCTCATCTCCATAAGTTGTATAATTTAAATTGTAGGTATATGAATTGTCATTCCAAAGCCTGTTAGCGGTTGTAGTAAACCCTGTAATCGGATGCATTTTGAATCTTCTGTCGTACTTGAATCTACTAAATTTGTCATTAATATTTGTGTATAATCCTGTTGTGATATCAATAGTTTCTCCTGATATTTGTTTGACTAAACCATTGTCAATCCCTGTCAAACCGACGTCACAAAGTGTGGATGCAGACGGACAGATATTAGGATTTATACCACTTGGATTCCAATAATTTTCAGAAACTATTGTATCATTATTGAAGTTACATGTAGAAGTCTGGCATAATGTTGTTCCTGTGGAATTGAAATCGAATTTGAACGGCATAACGTTCCCATCATCATCTCCTATCAAAAGAGGAGAAAATACAACATCTTGATTAAATTCTCTTTCGTCGTTTGCTAAACATATGTCTGTGACCTCTCGAAAAGGAATCAAACCTATTTTTCTGAAGTTGTATTGGAAAATATTTTGATAAGCCATAAACTAATGATAAATACCTTGTGACATAGTATTTATGTATAAAGAATTCGTATGATTCAAATTGATAAAGAATTTTACTCTGCTCCATATTATTTTCTTTTAAGAGAAAAAAGTGATGAATATCATATATATTTTTCATATGAAAACACATTGTCAGAAGCTAGAAAAAAAGATATGATGATTAAAGTTCCCAGAGATAAGGTTGGAAAAGTTAAAAATTATATAGATTCATTAATCAAGAAGAAAACTAAAAAATCTACAAAAGATATAGGAGGTGAAATTGATGAATTAGTGAATGCAGACGGTTCCTTATCTAACTCTAAGATTCCTATTTTAGACCCTACATTACATCCAAAAAAAACTATGGACCAAACTGTTTCTGCGGCTAGAATCACAAATGACCCAATCTCTCGTGGGTATAGAACTTATTATGGTGAATCAGTTGAGGAAATAGAAGAAGAAGATATGTCTGGTGCTTTTGGTTACGAAGAAACAAAAGACCTTGATGGAATAGAAACATACAAGTACTTCAGAGATGAATTGGAAATGAACGATGAAGAAGCTCGAGATAGAACAGAAGAACAAGGAAAAGACCCATCAGGAAAAAAAGACAAAAACTCCGCATACAAGAAAGATAAAAATTTTATAACAAGAGCTACCCTATCAGAAATTCAAAAACAAAAAGCAATTAAGGTTTTGGAAGATATTTTGATGAAACAAAAAAACATTACTAAATCCGACGTAGTCGAGAAACAAAAAGAAAATGAAGAAGAAAAACAAGTTCCTAAAATCATACAAAAAAATATTAACACCTTAATAAAACAGATGGAAAAACAAGGTTTATCAAAAAAGGATTTAATTAAATTTTTAAAAAATGAATAAGTCATTATACGATAGTTTTATTGAATTTCCTAAGGATAAACAAGACCACATGAGAAAATCCATGAGTATGGTCAAAGACGTAGATAAAAACTCAGAGGGGTTCATAAGGAATAGTGAACTTCAATCCAAAAATTATATTACATATAAACAACTTAAGAGAATAAAAAATTTCTTTGATAATTTTAAAGGAAATGAAAAAGATACTTCATTTATTTTGAATGGAGGGGTTGTTATGAAAAATTGGGTTAATGACCAATTAAGAAAAATGAGAGATGGATTAAAAATCACAAAAAGAAATAAAATGGACACAGGTATGATGAATCAATTCATAAAATCACACGAAAAAAAAGATTTCATGAATGTCCGTCCCTCTCAAAAACATAAATCCACAAAAGAAAAATATGACACCGCAGTTACAGAAAGTCTCAAAAGAATAAACGAAATAATTTCAAAAATATAATATTATGGCAGAACAAATTAATCTTGATTTCAGTCAAACCGAAAAAAACACGATGACAGCTGTGGCTGACCAAGAAAGGGCTAAATTAATTCCCAAAAATGATTATAATAAAGTGGGTAATGAATACTCATCTGTAAATCGAGACGCTATTGCCGATGGCGACTCAATGGGAAGAGGAACAGGCTCTTATCTCGATGTATACAACGTAGACGCTGGTACAATTACAGATGTTGTAGAGAGGAAAAATGAAATAAAGATAAACAAATATAACTCATCCAACCCGTATCCTAATTTCGCAACATGAAATTAAAAAACATACTGAAAGGGTTAATTACTGAGATTGCTTCCATAGAAAGTATTGGTAGTGCTATTGACGGAAAAAAAGTTGTTTCTATATATTATGATGGAGATGAGCCAGGAGGTAGAGGTCTTAGAACTATTGAACCAGTATGTTTGTTTGTAGATAAAAGGAGTGGGAATACAAATCTATGCGCTTGGGACAGAGAAGGAGCCTCACATAAAGTTGCTGTTGGTGATGGTTTTTTACCTTATTGGAGACTTTTCAGACTTGATAAAATTTTGTCTTGGAATCCAACAGGTGAAAATTTCACTCAATTAAGACCTGGTTATAACCAACAAGGGGACAAAAGAGCGTCTCGAATAATTTATTTAGCTAAATTCTGAATATGGAACAATTGATGCAAAAACTAATGATGTCAAAAAAAATTATGGAGAAACATGACTCCATGTCAAGAGGTAATCATACCCCCTCCTTATCTGATAATACATCGATTAGCTCATTTAATATACCGAACGCGAAATATAATATTCCCTCCGAATTTTTACAAGAGGCTCCACAATTATCAACACCTAAAACTCAACATCAATATGGAACACCATCGATAGAATCTATAAAAAAATCGAGACTTCCTGAAGACATAAAGAATCTTATGATAGAATATCCTATCGAAAGACCGCAACAACAATCGGCTACTTTATCCAATGAGCTTATTGAAAAGGCGTCAAGATTAATGAATGAACAATCCAATAACTACCAACCCGAAAGCGCAAAACAAAAATCTAGTCCTCAATCAAAAAGTTTATCAACATCTTCTTTAGATTTGAAAACAATAATCAAAGAATCGGTCGAAGAAATACTTAAAGAACATGGTATCATATCCGAGTCTGTTGAAAAATCAAATGAATTTTTTTCTTTCAAAGTAGGGAAACACATTTTTGAAGGCAAAGTCACAAAAATCAAAAAGATTCCCTAACGACTTTCTTTATCAATTTTCAATTGTTATATTTTGGGGACATATATAAAAATCATGTCCAAAATCAATCTTTTAGTGATTCCTTCCGACAGAACAGGTGTCGGTAAATTTAGGTCAATCGACCCTCATATATTTCTTCAGAATTTATATGGGGATGATTTTCATGTAGATATAATTTATGACACCCCTGTAAATGATTTAGAATTTTTCAAAAAGTATCAAATAGTTGCTTTACACAGAAGTATCGGCCCTGATTTTGACAAGGCAAATGAACTAATTCAACAATTAAATAAACTTGGTATTGTTACTGTTTGTGATATAGATGATTATTGGATGCCAGGTAAAGAACATCCAATTCACGATGTGATAAAATTTAATAAGATAAATGAAAAGATTGTTGCAAATCTTAAGGTTTCGAAATATGTCAGTACAACAACCTCTATTTTTGCTGACGAGATAAAAAAAGTAAATAACAACATTGTCATTTTTCCAAATGCCATCAACCCAAATGAACCTCAATTCAAAGAATCCACACCTCCCTCTGATAGATTAAGAATAGGTTGGTTGGGTGGTTCTTCACACCTCCACGATTTACAATTATTAGACCAATCTTTTAGTAAACTTTCTAAGTATAAAGACAAATTACAATTTGTTCTTTGTGGGTTTGATATAAGAGGTTCCGTTACTGAAATAAACTCACAAACAGGTGAACACAAGAAAAGAGACATACTGCCACATGAAACTGTTTGGGCGAGATATGAAGAAATTTTTACACAGAAATATGTAACTGTATCTTCAGATTATAAAAAGTATCTATTACAATACTCGAAAGAAAATTTTGAAAATGCAATTAATGAGGCATATGTTCGTGTATGGACACAACCAGTCACATCCTATGCAAAAAACTATTCAAAATTTGATGTTTCATTAGCACCAATTAAGAATACAATTTTTAATAGAGTAAAATCACAACTCAAGGTTATAGAGGCGGGATTTTACAAGAAAGCCCTGATTGCAACAAATCTTGGCCCCTACACAATAGATTTGAAACATTCACTTCAGAATGGTAATTTTGTTGATGGAAATGCCTTATTAGTTGATGAGAATAGAAATCATTCTGATTGGTCAAAATATATTGAAAAACTAATTAAGAATCCGAACATGGTTGAGGATTTAGGTGAAAGATTATATGAGACTGTTAAAGACAAATATAATTTGTCAACTGTTACAAAATCTAGAGCAGAATTTTACAAATCAATTATATGATTAACATACCTTTTAATAAACTTCTTTTTATTGACATTGAGACTGTGGGTATCGAATCTTCTTGGGAACAATTAGAATCTAATCGTCCTGCTCTATCTTTTCAATTCAAAAACTACTTCGATTGGTTTCAAAAAAGGTTTCCTGAGGATGCTAACAAAACTATTTCCGAAATGTTTGTGAACAGAGCTGCTTTGGTGCCAGAATTTAATAGAATTGCATGTGTGAGTGTAGCTTTTGTTTCCGACACAAATGTGACAAAAATTCAATCCTTCAACGACTTAGATGAAAAAAAAATATTGTTTGATGTTCAAAAACTTTTAATTAAAGTAGGTGAATTGGGATTTTATCTATGTGGACACAACGTAAAAGGTTTCGATATACCTGTTTTAGCCAAAAGAATGATAATTAACGGATTAACTCCACCTAAAATTTTACCAGGGTATGATACAAAACCTTGGGAAATAAAAGCATTTGATACAAAAGATTTTTGGCAATTTGGAAATTACACAAGTATAGCATCTTTAGAACTTATGTGTGTTTGTCTCAATGTTCCGTCTCCAAAAACAATGGAAATTACAGGTAATAAAGTTCATGATGCATTTTGGAATAAAAAGGATTTCAAAGGTATTTCAGATTATTGTGAAGCGGATGTACGTTCGTTAATTGATGTCGTAACAAAAATTAATAATTTAAAATAATATGGATAAAAATTATGAGGAAGAATTGAAATCTTTGTTTGAAAGATTTCAAAAAGAAATTAGAAACTCAGGAGAAGATTTGGAAAATGATGAAATCTCAGATTTGATAGATTTGTCTTTCGAAGACTTGGAAGAGAATATTATTCTTCAACATAACACAAAAGTAATACGTTTCAAAAAACTAAACGAAGACACCAAAACCCCTTCGTACGCATACGAGCTTGATTCTGGATTTGATTTATATTCCACTGAAAAATTTGTTATTCCCGCTTTTGGTAGAGCTCTTATTCCAACAGGACTTTCATTTGATTTACCAGAGGGATATGAAATTCAAGTAAGAACTAAAAGTGGTTTATCAATAAATTTGGGATTGATAGTTCTGAATTCGCCTGGTACAGTTGACAGAGGTTATTTGGGCGAGATAAAAGTTCCAGTATTCAATGTTAATAGTAGTTCAATAATTGTAGAAAAAGGAATGAAAGTGGCTCAAGGTGTGGTTTGCCCTGTTGTTTGTGGAAAGTTTGTAAAATTCGAAGAAATGGACAATTTAGGAACTTCAGAAAGAGGTGATAAGGGATTTGGAAGTACAGGATTAAAATAATATAAAATGGGAAAGTATTACGAAAACCTTGATATTCTGATTGACTTGATAAAAAAAATAGATAAAAAAAATTTATTAGCTGAGTTCATTTTAGATTGTATCTCGCAAGCAAAAAAGGAACCAACCAAAACATCTCACGAAATAATTAAAGATTCTAAAAATAAATTTTTGAAATGATTACTATAGGTTATTCAACAAAATCACCAAAACCAGAATTTACAGATTACTTAATCAAGAGTTCAGGTTTTAAGAAAACTAAAGTAATCGAAAAGATTAATAATGGTGATAAATCCTTGTCTCAAGTTTACAATGAAATTTTAGAAGAGTCAGATACGGATATAGTTATTTTATGCCACGATGACATTTATTTCGACACTAATGCGTGGTACCCGAAAATTAAAGAACATTTCGAAAAAAGTGAATATGGTATTTTGGGGATGGCTGGAACAAGATACATGCCCAAATCAGGTATGTGGTGGGAAGACAGAAAAAAAATGATTGGTATTGTAAATCACGAGAGTGGAGGAAAAAAATGGGAGTCCAAATATTCAGAGTCGTTTGGTAATAACATCGAGCCATCAATAATTGTTGATGGTGTTTTTATTGCTATTCATAAGAAAAGAATTAAAAAAAACTTTAATGAATCTTTCAAAGGTTTTCACTTTTATGACATTCCCTTCTGTTTTGACAATTACTTAGAAGGAATCAAAATAGGTATAATAACAAATGTAAGAATCACTCACAAATCAATTGGACAAACAAATGAACAGTGGGAAAATAATAGACAAAAGTTCGAAAAAATTTATGAAAATTATCTTCCAACAAAATTACCTTTCAATTTAAATAAAAAACTTAGAGTCCTCATATCTTGTCTTATGTTTAAAACTTTCACAGGTTCTGAACTTTATGTTTATGAGCTCGCTAAAAGTTTGATGAAATTAAACTGTAGTGTGACAATTGTATCACAAATTGGCGGACCTCTTACCGATATGGCAAGAAAAATTGGAATCAAAGTTTTACCCTTTGAAGAAGCTCCTGGTTTCAAATTAGGAGACGGAAAATGGGGCATACAAACTGAAAAGGGATTTGAGCCATCAAAAGAAAATATGATGTATAGAGTATCGGAGGTAGACTTTGATATTGTTCACATTCAACACAAACCAGTTGCTGAAAGAATTTGTAATTTTTACCCTGAACTTCCAAAAATATATTCCATACACTCTGAGGTTATTAGTTTGGAAGAACCTTTCATAAATGATACGGTGAAAAAATACATAGCAATTAGACCTGAAATTAAAACTCATCTGATAGATAATTTCGAAATCAAGGAAGAAGACATTGAGGTGATTTACAATCCAGTCGATGAAGAAAAATTTAATTCCAAAAACAACAAAGAGGAGAATTACGTTTTATTTGTTGGAACAATTGACTATCTAAGAAAAGATACCCTTATGGAACTTTCTGAGTATTGTGAAAAAAACAATTTAGAACTATGGATAGTAGGAGAAAACAAATCCAAGTATTTGGAATTGTTGCTTCTTGAGAAACACATCAAACATTTTCCAGCAACTTGGAATGTAGAAAAGTTTATTAAAAATTGTAAGGAAACTGCTGGTATACAATTGGGGAGAAGTACCATTGAAGGTTGGTTATGTGGAAAGCCTGGTTGGATTTTCAAAGTAAATTCAAATGGATTTATATCCGAAAAAGAAAAATTTGACCCTCCATCTGATTTGGAAAAATATCACTCTATCAAAGTGGCTGAACAAATAAAAGAAGAATATATAAAAATAATATCGTGATTATCCTGACGACTACTTTCAATTGTGAAACGTATATTGAAAGATGTTTATTCTCAATTATGTCGCAAAGTTTTAAAAAATTCAAATGCTACATTACAGATGATATGTCAACCGACAACACTTTAAATAAAATTAAGTCGGCTATCGCAAATGATGATAGATTCGTTCTCATAGAAAATAATTGTAAATTTTATCAACCTGGAAATTACGACCAAGTTATTAGATTCAGGAATATTGAAGGCGATGAAATATGCGTTGAAATTGACGGTGATGATTGGCTGCCAAATCCGAAGGTATTGGAAAAAATTGCCGAAGTATACAAAGACTCAAATGTATGGATGACTAGTGGTTCATTCAAATATCATGACGGGAGACCTGGTTTTGCCAACCCACCACAAAAATTCACTGATATAAGGAAACAGACCTTTACCTTGTCTCATTTGAGGACTTGGAAAGCTTGGTTATGGAAAAAAATTTTATTGGAAGATTTAAAAGATGAAAAAGGAGAATATTGGAGTGTTGCAGGAGATTTATCGTTTATGTTCCCAATGTTGGAAATGGCGGGTGAGGAACATTATAGATTTTTATCAGATATTTTATACATTTACAACGAATCTAATCCAATAAATGACCACAAAGTTAACATTGGTAATGTGATTAAAACTGTTAACAAAATTAGAAACAAAAAAGAATATACAAAAATTTAGAAAAATGAAAAAGGCAAATGAACTTATAACACATTTCAGATTTGATTTAGTCCTAAAATATCTTTATGCCAAATCTATAGTCAAAAACTACAAAACAAATTTTTTCAAAGAAATGTATAAAAAACATTTAGAACTTTGGAATGGATTTGTGGAGTACGATAATCCAAATAAATGTACTTTCGAGTCTTTTAATAATGAATTTCATAAAATTATACACTCTATAAAAGAAGATGGGTTCAACTCACAAATTTCTAAAGTTCCAATTTTAGATGAAAAATACATGGTAAATGGCGCACATAGGGTGGCCGCTTGTTTAGCTTTGGATAAAGAGCTTGATACTAGACCCGCAAATATGCCCCACGATGGTCAAAAAGACTGTAGTTGGGATAACCATTTCAGAGCAATAAGACTTCCTGAAGTATACGGAAATCAAGTCGGAATTGAATATTCTAAATTATTGAAAGACACTTATGTTGTCACCCTTTTTCCGTCTGCTAAAGGAGATTTCAAATCAGCTATAGATGTAATTAATAGATATGGTAATTTAATTTACTATAGGAATATTAATCTTTTTGGTTATGGTCCATTAAATTTAATGAGAGAACTTTATGCGGGTGAAGCTTGGGCTGGTGGTCCGCATGATAACTATCACGGGTTTAGAATGAAAGAAAGCCTTTGTTATACTACAAACTCTCCAACTTATGTATTCTTAGCTCAATTTCCAAAACTTGATGATACAAGAGGTGTAAAAAATGATATTAGAAACATACATGGTGTTGGAAATCACTCTGTTCATGTGAACGATACCCACGAACAAACGATGAGACTCGCAAGAATACTATTTAATGACAATAGTGTCGAACATTTAAATAAAACAAAACCTATTCATTTCTCTAAATTTGAAAAAACAGTTCAAAGATTCAAGAAGTTTTTAGAAGACAACAATTTAGATATCGATGAATATTGTATTGCTGGCAGTTCACCACTCACAGCATTTGGTCTTAGAGAAGGGGAGGATTTGGATTATATTCATTTGAATACAACATTGATTCATGATGAACAAAATTTAATTCACAGTCATAATGATTACGGCAAAGAACTTTATGAACCAAATTATGATGAAATTATTCTAAATCCTCATTTTCATTTTTATTCCATGGGGGTAAAATTTGCTTCTCTTGATATTATCAGAAGAATGAAACTGAAAAGAAACGAACCTAAGGATGTAAATGATATTAATTTGATTGGTAGTATATTATGAAAAAAATTGTGTTAACTTCAGACAAATATTCTTTTTGTTTGGACGGGTTTCAAAAGATGATTTCGAAATATTGGTGCGATGATGACTCAGAGTTCACAATTCTTGGATTTAGTAAACCAGAAAGTGAAATACAAAAAAATTTTGAATTTATACGTCTTGGAAGTAATTTTTCCGATTCTTCTCCTTGGCACGTCGTTTTAAACCCATACTTTGAAAAACTAAAAGAAGAATATTTTTTTCTTTTTTTTGAAGACCATATTTTAGTAGATTATCTAAAAAAAAATTATTTTGAAAGGGCAAAAAAAATAATGGAGGAGGACCATTCCATCTCAAAAATAAGGGCTCACCCTCCATATGTTGGTGATAGTTTAGTTAGATACGATGATTTATTTTCTTTTGCTAAGACGGGTCAGAATTCATACTACCCAACATCTCTTCGTCCTGCAATTTGGAGAAAAGATTTCTTTCTGAAAATGCTTAACCATCCAGGTTTTATCAAAAATCCACATGATTTCGAGGTTTATAACAACATATTTTCATGGACTGAAAAAGTTTTGATACCCAATGAAATTTTTTATGCGGACTTGGATGCGATGAGAGAAGGAAAACCAAACCCACAAACTTTCAACTTTGGAAAGATTGATATGGATTATTATGAAATAAACATGAGGTCCGAAGATTTATCAATTTTCGAGGACTTGAGACAAAAGTGGTCTAAAAAATGAGCTACGATAACAATAAAATTTTTCAAGAATTAAAAGGGTGGAATAATGGAAAATATTTTGGACAATGGGAAACTGACAGAATAATTGAAACCTATTTTCCTATAGGACACTTGGGTAGTTGTGTAGAAGTAGGTGCAGCAAATGGTGTAAAAGGTTCAAATACTTTATACTTCGAAAAACAAGGGTGGAACGCTTTGTGTATAGAACCAAATCCCGCACACAAAGAATCATTAGAAAATTTCAGAAAGTTTGTAAAATATTATGCGTGTTCAGATAAAAGTGGCTTTTTACCTTTACATGTCTTCAAAGTAGGAGAAAAGAACATAATGTCTTCTTTGACATCTCTGAATCCTGATACAAGACTTTTGGAGTCTCATAAAGAAATCATAAACGAATCTTATACTGTAGTGGTAGAGGTGCATACATTAACCTCAATTTTAATGAATAAAATTGAAGACACACCTCTACACAAAGTAAAAAACATAGACTTCATTTCAGTAGATACAGAAGGAACTGAAATAGACGTACTAAAAGGTTTTGATTTTGAACAATTCGAAGTAAAACTTTTTGTAGTTGAAAATAATTATGAAGATTCCGAAATAGAATCTTTCATGTCAACTAAAGGATATATCAAAGACCAAAGATACAAAATAAACGAATTCTACATAAAATTATGAATTATTACGCTGAAGGTTTAATAGATAAAAAAATAAGAGAAGTTTTTTTTCCTGATTTCGAATATAAAGGGACAATGGTTGAGGTTGGAGCTGGTCCAGCTATATACATCAGTATGTCAAAACATTTTAGAGAAAATGGGTGGAGATGTATTTCAATAGACCCCAATCCGAAATTTGTTGAACAACATATTAAATTGGGTCATGAAATTTATCCATTTGCTTGTTCGAACGAAAATAAAAAAGGACAATTTAAAATTATTCGAGCCCCTAACACTCACGAAGATATAAATGATGGATGTAGTTGGTCTGCAATCAATACAAGATATGCTTACCCATCTGATGCCAAAGTAGAAATAATCGATGTGGATATAATTACCTTGGATACACTTTTGGAATCAATTTACGTCGATAAGATTGATTTTTTGTCAGTAGATACGGAAGGATGGGAAATTGAGGTGTTAAAAGGCTTTGACCATAATAACTACAAACCAAAAGTTATATTATTAGAAAATGTAAATGAAGACCCTAAATACTCAAGTTACCTGAGCTCTATAGGATATAAATTGGAAATTAAACAAAACTATAACGAAATTTATACAACAATCTAATTATGAAAAATTTTAAAGAATTATTCTCCTTAGGAGATTTATACGTTTCTGATTTTATTTGTGAAAATGAAAATCCTAGAGCAGGTAAAATGCCCTTGACTCTTGCAATTGAATCTGAGACTGGAGCGGTCAGACTTACCAAAACAACGGATTGTGAATTGATGTATGGAAAATATTGGTATAGGTCAGGTATAAACCAAACAATGACTGAGGAATTAAAAGGTATTGTACAAAGTTGTCTAAAATCAATAAAAGTTGAAAAAGGTGATGTTTGGTTAGATATCGCGTGTAATGATGGTACATTACTAAATGCTGTACCTAATGATATAATTAAGGTAGGTATTGACCCAGTGGACGAATCATATACCAAAGAATCAAGAAAAATTGCTAATCTGATTATTCAAGATTATTTCTCGAAGAATACCTATCAAGAATCTGAATTCGGAAATATAAAACCAAAGGTAATCACCGCTATCGCGATGTTTTATGACTTGGACGAACCTGTCAATTTTTTAAAAGACGTTTATGACATTATGGACGACGAAGGTTTGTTCGTCCTACAAATGAGTTATACTCCATTGATGATAAATCAACTTGCATTTGATAATATTTGTCACGAACACGTTTATTATTATACACTGAAATCAATAAAAAATGTGCTAGAAAAAGCAAATTTTAATATTGTCGATTGTCAGTTGAATGATGTAAATGGAGGAAGTTTCAGAATATACGTAAGAAAGGATGTAGCAACTATTTCTAAATTCAGAAATTCTCCATACCGTGATGTTGCTAATTATAGAGTTGAAAGTATTTTAGCATACGAAGAAAAAAATAAAATGGATACTGAAGCTCCTTATTTAGTTTTTTGGAATAAAATTAATCAATTAAAAGACGAAACAGTAAAATTTATTGAAAGGGTAAAATCAGATGGTAAAACTGTATGGGGTTATGGAGCGTCAACTAAGGGAAACACATTACTACAGTGGTTTGGACTTGACAATACATTAATCGACGGAATTGCTGAAAGAAGTCCGTATAAATTCGGATTGAAAACTGTAGGAACAAATATTCCTATTTTTTCTGAAGAACAAATGAGAAATAATAGACCAGATTATCTTTTGGTTTTACCCTGGCATTTTATTAATGAATTTAAAAACCGAGAAAGAGATTACTTAAAATCGGGAGGCGCTTTCATAGTACCATGTCCGAAATTCGAAATAATTTCAGGAGACGATGTCTAAAACAGCATTTATTACAGGATTGTCAGGAATGGACGGTAAGTTATTATCTAGTTTTTTATTGGATAAGGGATATCATATTATCGGGCTAATCAGAAATCAATCAGTTCACGAAATTAAAAAACACAAAGACATTGAACTAATCATTGGAGACCTGACCCAAATGGAGTCAATTTTGGAAAAATTACAATACAAAAAAATAGACGAATTTTATCTTCTAGGTGGACAATCAGAAATTGAGCCAGGTTGGGTTGACTTTACTTTAACCTATGAAACAAACGTAAATTCAACCTTGAAAATATTGGAGTTTGTTAAAAACAAGAGTAAGAAATCAAAATTGTTTTTTGGTTCATCCTCCGAAATATTTGGTAATCCAACAGTTTCACCACAAAACGAACTTTCACCAAAAAATCCAAGAAACCCTTATGGATATTCAAAATTTATAGCACAAGAGTTAATCAAACAATATAGGACTCTTTATCATGTATTTTGTTGCTCTGGAATTCTTTACAACCATGAAAGTGAATATAGAAGGAGAAACGTAGTGACAAAAAAGATTGTTCAAGAGGTCGTTAAAATAAAAAACGGACTTAGTAAAAAAATTGTTTTGGGTAATCTGCAATCAAGGCGTGATTGGTCGTCCGCGAAAGATTTTGTAAAAGCAATGTGGTTAATACTACAACAAGAAAAACCAGAAGATTACATACTTAGCTCAAATTCAATTCACACAGTAGAAAACTTATTGGATGTTGCATTCAAACACGTAGAAATACCCGATTGGAGAGAATACATAGAAATCGATAAAACCTTATTTCGAGAATGTGAAACTATAGATTTAATTGGAGATAACACTAAAATTAAATCTATAGGTTGGATATCCGATTTATCTTTCGAAAATATGATAAAAGAAATGGTAGACTACGAAATTAATAATTTAAAATGAAAAAAATTTACTTTGCGAATACCCCTTGGTCTGAAAGTAAAACTTTAGTTGAAAACTTCAGACATCAAACACCCGACAATTCAGGTATTTGGGATAACATTACATTTACACTTAACAAAGATGAAGCAGACTACATCATCGTAATGGATGAGACTTCAGAATCCGTTGTAGAAGAAAAAGTGATTTTTTTGGGTAGGGAACCCGCTGCTGTTGGAACTAAAGAGTGGACAAGAAATTCTTTCGGGAATTATCACCACGAAAAAGGTAATAGTTGGTTGGCTCAAACTTGGTGGATTAAACTTCCTTATAACGAACTTTCGGTAATTAATCCTGAGAAAACTAAAAACCTATCCTCAATAGATTCAGGAAAAAGATATACCCAATATCATAATTTCAGAGTGGACCTTAACCTACATTTGAGAAACAATTTCTCGAATGAGATTGAAGTTTTTGGTCCAATTAATAATAGGACCTTACCTTACAGGGATAAAAAAGATGGTCTCTTGGACTTCAGATATAATTTAGTTCTTGAAAATTGTAAAACAGATTTTTATTTCAGTGAGAAAATAGTTGACCCAATTTTATTATTAACAATGCCAATTTACTCTGGATGTAAACAAATTTCGAAATTCTTACCGAAAGGTAGTTTTATATTATTCGATGACAGTAAAGGGGTTGAATACGCATCCACTCAAATAATCGAAATTTCTAAATCGAATTACAGAGAAGAAAATATTGAAAATTTGAAAGAGGCTAGAGAACTGATGTTAAAAAAATACAATATTTGGTCAACAATTCATAAAGCTATAAATGAGGGAAAACTTATATAATGGAAAATTTTTATTCAAAAGTAGAAGAAGGTAAATTACTTCACATGGTTGTCAGAAAAGAGGACATTCTTACAGGAAGAAAAGATGTTGTATCAGAAGAGAACTTTATTCAGTGTTCAATCTTGAATATGGAAAAAGATAAAACATTCAAACCACATAGACATATTTGGAAAGAAAGAACAAGAAACGTAATTGCTCAGGAAAGTTGGATTGTTGTTCAAGGGTCTGTTAAATGTATTTTTTATGATTTGGATAACACTGTATTGGCAGAACCGATACTAAACGTTGGTGATGCTAGTTTTACTCTCGAAGGTGGTCATAATTACTTGATTTTAGAAGACGATACATTAGTTTACGAGTATAAAACAGGACCTTACGAGGGACAAGCATTAGACAAAACATTTATCTGATATGAAATTACATCTTGGATGTGGATGGAGGAATTTCGGTGAGGGTTGGATTAATATTGACGGTGGAGATTACGAACACTTACACTATAAAGACATTACCAAATTACCATTTGAAGACTCATCTGTTGAACTAATTTACGCCTCACATGTCCTCGAGTATTTTGATAGAATTGAGGTTGAAAACTTATTAAGGGAATGGAGAAGAGTTTTAAAAGATAATGCAGTGTTGAGGTTAGCTGTACCTGATTTTGAATCAATGACAAAGTTATATTCTCAAGGAGAGTCTTTAGAAAAATTTTTGGGTCCATTATTCGGAAGAATGAAAATGAGAGACTCAATTATCTATCACAAAACGACTTATGATTTGAAATCTTTATCTACAGTTCTTAATAATTGTGGATTTTATGATATAAAAAAGTATAATTGGAGAGACACCGAACACAGTATGTTTGATGACCACTCACAAGCTTACATACCACACATGGATAAAGAAAATGGAACTTTGATAAGTTTGAATATTGAATGTAAAAAAAATAAAAAATGAATTTAAATAATTTCAATTTCAAATCTGAAATAGATTTTGACCTTCTAAAGAGTAATTTCCAAACTGAATGGATAAATGAATTAGATAATATAATAACAACTTATGTTGATACCTATAGGGGTATGAACAATAAAACATATTTTTACAAACCAGGTAATTACGATAAAAGGAATGAGAAAAAGACTCCGAGGGAAATTTCTGATTATTTTAAACGTACTTTGTATGCTCCTAATATCTACATATTAGATTTTGTTTGTAAAAACATAGATTTTTTTAGGAATCAAATTTTTTTGGATAATGGTGCAGGAATGGGAGTTTTGTCAGTATATCTAAAAAAGTTAGGTGTAGTTTGTTTTAATTATGATGATTTTTCTCAAATTAGAGAAGTAGTATTTGATACGTTAGTCGAAATACGACTTAGTTTAAAAATTGAGAGAGTTACTAATATAGTACCCAATAAATTTGACGTACTAACTAGCTCAGGAATAGGTATAATGAACCCTATTTTTCTTAATCAAGATATCAAACTTATTATGGTTGACTCTAGGTATGATTTAGATTCCAATCATACAAATAAAGGAATAATTAAAGAATTAGTATCCAACGATAATGTTTTAAAATACAGTGACCTTTCTATATACTTAAAAAAATAAAACATGAATAATTTTTTAATATTAGAACAATTTGAAAAAAAATTGTCAGATTTTTTTGGTAGCCCTTATGCCGTTGTAGTAGATAGTTGTACTCACGGAATTGAATTAGCTCTTAGGTATACAAATTCTAATAAAATAAGTTGCCCAAAAAGAACTTATTTATCAATTCCCTTTTTATCAAAAAAATTAAATATTGACTTGGAATGGAAAGATGAAAATTGGGAGGACTATTATTATCTTACTGATAATATCATTGACGCAGCTGTTTTATGGAAAAAAAACAGTTATATACCTAATACTTTTATGGGAATTAGTTTTCAATATCAAAAACATTTATCTTTAGGAAGGGGTGGTGTTTTATTAATGGATGATGAAATTGCCGCAAACCAAATTAAAAAAATGTCGTATGACGGAAGATTACCTAATATACCTTGGCGCGAACAAGATATTGATACAATTGGATACCATTATTACATGACACCTGAAACCGCCCAAAACGGTGTAAATAAATTTCAAGAGGCTGTCAACACAACCCCGAGACAATGGGTAGTATCAGATTGGCCAGACTTGACACAAATGAAAATATTTCAATCCTAATGTATCAACTTTGGAGAAACATATCACTGACTGAGGGAGAACCTCTAACACCACTTTTCTTGGAAGAAGAAAGCGAAGACTTGGAACGTCTCAAACAAAAATCAAAAGACAAACCAGGTCAATTTACAATAACTAATAAATTTGATAATACAATCATAGAAAATTAAGACAAAATGAGCAAAGTAGCATTTATAACAGGTATCAACGGACAAGACGGTAGTTATTTAGCTGAATACCTTTTAACACTCGGATATGAAGTACACGGAATGGTCAGAAGAAATTCGATGTCAGAAAATCAAGACTCAAGAGTAGCACATTTAGAAGGTAAAATTCACACACATTATGGAGACTTGCTTGATGAAAGTTCAATAGACAGAACGCTCGTACAAGTAAAACCTGATGAAATCTACAACATTGGAGCCCAAAGCCATGTGAGAATTAGTTTCGACATGCCACAGTTTACTGTTAAAACTAACTCTTTGGGAGTACTCAATATGTTAGAATCATATAGAAGAATTTGTCCTGAAGCAAAATTTTATCAGGCTAGCTCATCAGAGATGTTTGGTAATAGTGTTGACGAAGATGGATTTCAGAGAGAAACCACACCAATGCATCCCGTGAGTCCATACGGATGTTCAAAAATGTTCGGGTACTCAATTGTTAAAAATTACAGAAACTCATACAAATTATTCGCTACAAACGGAATTCTTTTCAATCACGAATCACCAAGAAGAGGTTCTAATTTTGTGACTAATAAAGTAGTTAAAACAGCAGTTCAAATTTACTTAGGGCTTGCAAAAAAATTAGAATTAGGTAACTTGGATTCATTCAGAGATTGGGGGCACTCAAAAGATTACGTCAGAGCAATGCATATGATTATAAATCATAGTGAAGCTGACGATTTTGTTGTGTCTACTATGGAAACACATTCTGTAAGACAAATGACAAAATATGTCTTCACAAAACTCGGAATGAACTATGAAGACTTTGTTGTACAAAACAAAATTTTTATGAGACCTGAAGAACTTAAATATTTGAAAGGAGACTCAACAAAAACAAGAACAATACTCGGATGGAAACCTGAATATACCTTTGAAGGCATGTTGGATGAAATGGTAGACTATTGGTTGAAATATTTTAAAACCCATTAATATGATTAATGTACAAATAAGTGTAGGTGAATTGATTGACAAATTATCAATTTTACAAATTAAAAAAAATAAAATAGACGACGAAAAAAAATTGAATTTTATTCATAATGAATTTGAATGTCTTTATAATGTTGCGTCTCATTATTTGAATGACAAACAGATTGACGAGGCTTATCACGACTTAGTCAATATAAACACAATTCTTTGGGATGTTGAAGACAAGTTAAGAGAGTATGAAAGAATTCAAACTTTCGAAAATCATTTTGTTTCTCTGGCTAGAAAAGTATACATTACCAATGATAAAAGATTCAAAATAAAAAATTTAATAAATGAAATATCAGGCTCAGAGATAAGAGAACAAAAAAGTTATGAAGATTATCAAACACCTGAAGAAAATGTTGAAACTGAAAATAAATGGATTTTTGAAAGTCCCGATGGTGGTAAAACAATTTACAAAAGACCTTTCGGCTCTTCTCATGATAAACGTGAAATGATAAAAAATGAGTAAAACAAGAAAATTACCCATAACCCCTATTCCAACCCCAAACCAAAAACCAAAAACAAAAAAAGATTTAATTAATCAAATTTTAAAAAAGAAAACCAAAGATAAATTTTTAAGTGAAAGTCAGAAAGAATATTATGAAATTTTAAAAAACAATCAAATTACAATTTGTAGTGGACCAGCCGGTGTTGGTAAAAGTTATATAGCAATGAAATGTGCTATTGACCTTCTTATCGACACTGAGAATTCTTTTGAAAAAATTATAATTGTTAGACCTGCGGTAGAAGCTGAGGAGAAACTTGGTAGTTTACCAGGTGGTGTTGAGGAAAAATTAGACCCTTACATTTTTCCGTCTTATTATTTATTGAATAAAATTATCGGCAAGGACTCAAGAGAAAAACTAAAAGAGGCTGAATCTATAGAAGTTTTTGCATTAGCTTATATGAGAGGAATGAATATAGATAACTCGATATTAATATTTGAAGAAGCTCAAAATGCCACCCCAAATCAAATGAAATTACTTCTGACAAGAATTGGGTTTAATTCAAAATTTTTTATATCAGGTGATTTGGACCAATTTGATAGACATAAAGATAAAACCCAAACAGGACTTTGGGATGCTTTGGAAAAATTCAAAAAGATGGATGATGTAGGTGTATTCGAGTTCAAATCAGTTGATGTTGTCAGAAACCCCTTGATAAGCAAAATTTTGGAAAGATACGAAGAATGATTATTGGTATAGAAATTAATGGAGTTTTGAGAGATACTCTCAGAAAAATACAAGAAGTTTATCAAAAATGGTATATTGATAATCCATTTATTGAAGAAAGTGAAAAAACTTTCGAATATAAAGTTAATTCTGATGTGACTAGCCTTAATATTGATGAACATTTAAGTTTTAAAGATAAAGACGAACTTTATAATTTCCTTTATAAAGAGTATACGATGGAAATATTTGGACACGCAGGGTCGGTTGAATATAATGGAATGACTGACCTAAATGAACTTTATTTTGATTTAAGAGAAAATCATGATATTTGGATTATATCTGACGAAATCGGAAAATCAAAACCAGCTTCTCTTTTTTTTCTCTCCAAGTTCGGATGTTTAATAGAAAATTACAAATTTTACAGTGAAACAACAATTGATTCTATGTGGAATTCTTTAGATATAATAGTCACAGCAAACCCAAATTTATTATCTAACTATCCGTCTAACAAAACTTTAATTAAATATAAAACCAACTATAATTCACATATTCCTTCATCCTACGAAGTGGAGAATATAAAAGATGTAAAAGAAAAAATTTTAGAAATATGTTAAAGGTATTAGGAGAAAATTATTTTGTTGATTTAGACCAAATAGAAAAATATCTCGATATTACAGAAAATTATAGCGAATTTACAGGTGGAACAGAAAGTAAAATAAATATTATCAAATTTGAAATGGTGAAAATGTTAATGGAGGTATTACTTACTGAAAACAGTGAAATGGATGACAAATTGGGTTTGAAATCCAAGGAGATTAGTATACCTTTTAAAATCGCTTTTAACTCACTACTAAATAAAAAACTAATTAATCATTATTAAAATGTCTAACGTAAACAAAGAAAAAGTAGAATTATCAATCAAAAATCTGCGAGATAGAAAATCAAGAATTTACCTTTTTGTTCAAGATACAAAAGGTAATGCTAAGGGTTCCATCAGATACATTTATCAAATGGCAATGACTCTAAAAAATGCTGGATTCAATCCAATTTTACTTCATGAAAAAAATGAATATACTGGAGTTTCAAATTGGTTGGGTAAAGATTACATGGACTTATTACCTCATCAATCTATTGAAGGTCAAAACTTAGAAATTACACCTGAGGATTTTTTAGTAATTCCTGAAATTTTTGGTTACGTAATGGACCAAGTAAAAAAATTACCTTGTGCTAAGATTGTTTTGGTTCAATCTTATGCATTCATCACTGAAACATTACAGCCAGGTCAAAGTTGGTCTCAATTTGGTTTTTATAAGTGTATTACTACCAATGGTTCTCAGAAGGAATATATTGAGAAAATTATGAGACAATCTTCATTTGATATATTGGAACCACAAATAAGTGAGTGTTTTACGAAAAGAACTGTTCCATCATTACCTATTATCGCAGTTCATACAAGGGAACAGGAAGACACTATGAACATAATCAAAACTTTTTATCTTAAGTTTCCACAATTCAGATGGTTTACATTCAGAGATATGAGAGGGCTTAGTGAAAAAGATTTCGCTAATTCATTAAAAGAGTCTTGTCTTAGTGTATGGGTCGACAACAAATCAGGATTTGGAACATTCCCATTAGAATCCATGTCTTGCGGGGTGCCCTGCTTAGGTAAGATACCTGATTTGAAACCAACTTGGATGACAGAAGAAAATGGTATTTGGATTACAGACGTTACATTAATTACAGATTTTATTGCAGATTTCATACAAAATTGGTTAGAGGATAATATCAGACCTGAACTATATACCAACATGGAATCGACTTCGCAAAAATTTATGAATAAACAAAAATTCGAAACAGAAGTTACAGAACTTTTCTCTTCATTTTTCGATAAAAGAGCTGATTCTTTCGAAGAACAACTTAATAAATTAGATAACTAATATGAAAAAAATTTCTCTTTCAGTGATTCTGCCTATAAAATCTGCAACTACAAAAGATTTTTCGGATTACTTCACCAAAGCAATTAACACATTAAAAAATCAAAAAATCGAGTTTGAAGAACTCGTAATTATACCGACCCAAGAAGAAACTTTGAAATCTTTTTTGATGTCTTATGATTTTGGTAATTTGAATGTTGTAATTGAAACTTGGGAAGATATCCCGAATTTCGCAGCACAAGTAAACTTCGGAGTAAAAATAGCTAAAGGTACTTGGATATCTGTACTGGAATTTGATGACGAATATTCAAACATTTGGTTTGATAATGTCCTAAAATACTCTGAATCATTCCCTGAAGTACAAATGTTCTTACCTGTTGTAGTAGAAACCGATGAAAAAGGTGGGTTTGCAGGATTTACGAACGAGGCTACATTTGCTGCAAATTTTTCTCAGGAGATGGGAATCTTAACAAATGATACCTTACAAGATTATCAAAATTTTCAGGTGTCAGGTTCGGCAATCAAAAAAACATTATTTGAAGATTTTGGTGGTATAAAAACCTCTATAAAACTAACTTTTGTTTACGAATTTTTATTGAGACTCACTTATAATTCAGTCCATATTATGACAATACCAAGATTAGGATATAAACATACTAATATGAGGGAGGGCTCTATTTTTTGGAATTATAAATTTGGTGATAGTATACTGAGTGAACCTGAGGTTAGATTTTGGATTAAAAGTGCAAAACAAGAATATTTTTTTACTGACGATAGAGTCATAAAATATGAACAATCCACAAGTTAATTTTGAAAAATCTTTCTGCGAACACAGAGGATGTTTCATCAAAGAAAAGAGGAAGAAAAGTTGTAAAAGAGAATTATTTCGATGTTAGAGAAGAAAATGCCGTAAAAAAGTTTTTAGTAGCAGAAACGGTGGAAGAAAAAAATAAAATCTACAACGAGTTTCTCAGAGCCCCTTTAGACAAGATGATTTCATCCATAATACGAAGGTATAAACTTTATCGTAAGGATATGGATTTTATAGAAATTCATACTGATACTCATTCTTTCCTTATGACCAAGGTAGATAAATTTAGGCCTTCAAAAAACAAAAAGGCTTACTCATATTTTGGTACAATTTGTAAAAACTATTTGATGGGGCAAATTATCAAGGACCAAAAAGAAACAAACAGAAAGGTCTCATATGAAGACATATCATTGAGTTTAGAGGAAAGACCTGATTTGATTTATAGAATTGATGAAGATGTTATTGACACCAATCTTTTACTTTCAAAATATCTTGAAGAATTGAAAAGTTTTGTATCATCCGAAAATTTGTCTGAAAATGAAAAAAAATTAGGGTTAGCTCTAATAGACTTATTTTACAACTATGAGACAATTTTTACAGGGGAAGAAAACAACAAGTTTAACAAAAATATCATTTTACTTTCTCTCAGAGAAATGACAAATCTTAGTACGAAAGAAATCAGGGGGTCCATCAAGAAATTCAAAAAACTTTATACTTCATTACAGATAAAGTTTAAAAATATTTAAATAAATATTTATAGGCATGCCTAGACCACAAAAAAAAGAAATAAATCTAACCAAAGAATCAATGTTATCATTGATGCAAGAGATTTACAACGAATTAGTAGAACAGAGAAATACTGCAATAAGAATTCAGAACAAAATGTTGAATTTTATGAAAGGTGCTGAAGACATGCAGACAATTGGTCCTGTAATTGAAAAACAACAAAAAATAATAAACGACTGTGTTGAAAAAAAATTGACTCTTTCAAAACTTCAATCATCCATTTGGGAAAAGTCAAATCAGAATACAGAGTCTTTCACACTTTCTGACTTGGATGATGATTTACTTCAGAATCTGATTGAGAAAGATGTTTCCAATGATGAGGAAACTTACAAAATGAAGTAAATGCAATCCTTCAATTCCTCTATAGACGTATCGAATTCAAGTCAACAGATTGATGCAGAAATCAATGCAATCAAAGCTTATAAGGAAACCGTTGATGCTGAGAAAAAAATAAGAAGAGAGTTAAAAAACTCAGTTGCAAAATCAGCTGAGATGACCGCAAGTCAACTTAACAAAATTTCACAACAACAAAAAAGATTTCAAAGAAATGTACCAACATCAACCGAACAACTATTTGGTTTCATTTCCCTGATTAAAGGTAAGGGTACCGAGGCTCGAGCCATAAGAAATATTCTTTTAACGACAGCAAGAAAATCAGAACAAGAGGTACAATCAATAATTCAAGAGGAAGCAATCAAAGCTCTTGGGTGTAGTCAAGAACAAACCTATAATGGGGTTTCTGAGGCAGCTGCAAACGATATGGATACTTTACCGGTGTCCCAATCGGTCTACATACCCTTACAATCTTTAGATTTAATATATTTAGCCAGTGGTCTTTTGAAAGTGGATACTAACTCGGCGGTAGGAAAAATACTTTACGAAACCAGTGGAGTTTCTCAATCAAATATAACACAATTCAGAAACTACGGTGGTAATCCAAAAAACGCTTTTCCGATGGACAAAACGTTGTATGAATTAACACGCTCTGCACAGTCTTTCAAACAAAAGTATGGTAGATTTTACCAAGGCACAAGTAGACAAAATCTTTTCAATATTCAGTATACCACCACAAACGAATTCGGTATTGCAGGAAATTATTTCAAAGTTGCCATGCTCAACAGACAAGGGAACCAAGTAGGAACTTTTAATTCATTTACTGAAAATAAAATCGGTCAGTGGTTGTCAGACTATTACTCAACAATAAAATTCTTCGACACCACAACACTTACAGCACAAATTTTACAATATATTTCACAATTTATGAACATGAAAATACCTGCACCATCAGGACCAATTTCAGATAACTCAAAATTTTATAAGATATTACAAAGAATTTTGGGCTTATGTTTTGACCAAAAAACTGAAATAGATGTTAGCGGAGTTGCTAAAGTAGCCGAATTGGATGGGGTTGACAATAGTTTTTTTGAATTTACTGAGGTTGATTTGAGAAATATAGACTTAAATATCTCTAATGTTCAGAACGGTGTTATGGAATTCGTTGATTGTGATAACGTTCAGGTACCTGTAGATTTTGAAAATTTAGTTAATCAATTAGTTGATTTCAGAGATAGATTGTCAGGACAAACAGAAGAACAACAGATTTCCACTATGGAAAATATAATAGATAGTTTATCTCAAAATCCAAATTGGAATGTTTATATACCAGCTTCTTTTAATGCAACGGCCTCTATCAACAAAGATATAATAAAAAACTTAGCAATTGCTGTTGCTAGTGCCGCTTTAAGTCCCAAAGTTCTTTTACCAATTTTTATTCTGTTAAAATTTACAGAAAATACTTACAATCTTTCATACAACCAAGTTATCACAACCGCAACCACCATCAACCAATTGAATATACCATCATCAAATATTATAACAAATTCAGTTGAATTTATAAAAAAATTCAAAAAATTTATGATTCAGGTTGTAAGTAGAATTGGTGCAATCTTCATTAGAAACCTATTTGATTTATTGAAAAAAGAGTTATTAAATATAGTGACTAGCTTAGCGTTGGATATTTTAAGAGAGCAAAAAAAGAAAGAATATAAAACAACAATAAGACTTATTGCAATTGCTGCAAACGTAGTGAAAGCAGGGTTCTTCGATGCCAGAAAATGTCAATCACTTTTAGATGAAATAAAAAATATTTTGAAGTTACTTCAAGCTCCCATAAATCCGGGTCCACCACCAGGTAAAAGAAAAAAAATAAATTTAGCACTCGCGGTTTTAACTGATTTTCTACCTGGAGAATCTCCACAACGGGGTTTCCTGAATACAATCAAATACTTACAAGAGGCAGGAATACCAACTAACGCTTTACCAAATGGTCAACCAAATTTGATGTTAATCTATAATTTGGCAACTCACCGTGGAAGAAGCGATGAACAAGCCGAAAATGGTGTCAACGATTGTTATACACCGACTGGCCCATGTTTTAGTAAGCCAAGATAATCTTTTATGAAAAAAGAGGAATACGATAAAATATTAGAACAACTTCAAAATTTAAAAAATTTACCTAACAATAAATTAATTGATTGGATGGATAAATTGTCGACAGACTTCGAAATAAAAAAAGCCCAAATTATTAATTTGACTTTAGAGTTAGATAATGTAGAGTTGTTATACAATAACATCCTAAAGGAGTATCAAAACAGAAATAAATAATGACGCCTATATTTTATCAGTGTACTGTTTTGAATAATCAAGACCCTCTAATGTTAGGAAGGGTCAGAGCCAAGATTAATGTAATTAACTTTCCTGATGTTATAGCGTCCATAACTTCACCAAACTGGAATGAGGAAAAGGATATATGGACAGAGAGAGACCCCTTAGTATTTTATCCATTATTACCTTACTTCGTTTATCAGGTACCCAACGAGGGTGAATTAATTCAAGTAATTTTTGTAAACCCTGATTTCAAATATCAAAACCAATACTATGTTCAGAGTAATTTCTTCTCACCAAACTCCGCATTTAACACATTGAATTCTGGTGGGGCTAAATTCACAGGTACGGGAATGCAGTTCAAGCCACCGAAAAACATTAAAAATCAAAATGGAACTTGGCCGGCAAAAAATGTATTGAAGGGTATCTATCCTGAACCTGGTGATAACGCACTATTAGGTAGAGGAAGCACAGACGTAATTTTAAAAGAGAATGACGTTTTGGTAAGAGCTGGTAAATACTCCCAAACACCACAATCGAATATCGACACACCACCAAATAATAACAGAGCTTTTTTACAATTATCAATATTTGATAGGTCCAAAACATCGGAAACAAAAAAGAAAGAAATAACGTCCAAACCAATTACTTTATTTGTAAAACATTTAATCGAGTGGGTTATTTTAAATCCTGAAAATACGCAAAATAGTTTTACAGGTTCAATCAATCTATACTCACTGAAACAATCATCCTCTACCGATACCAAGAACATTCAGGTGTCCACAAAAATTCCTGAGTCCAATAAGTTTTTGATTTATAGAGAGGATTTTACTGCACTCACATTTCAACAGGTAGTTGATAAAATTAATAGTTTTATTAAAAATTGTAATGACAAGAATGTTGCTTCTAATGGGAGACAACTATTTTCTGACAACCAAAACAAATTTCCAATTTATTTCAGACCAAGTGAATTTGTATATAATTTTATTTCGGATTCATCACCCGCTACAGAAATTCAACAAACAATAAAAGATAACTTAGAATCTTTCAATAACAGAATAAAACTTATTCAATCAGATGAGACCGCAACTTCTGATAGTCAATTTGGACTTATTTGGAAAAAAGATACTGTAGGTCTTCCAATTCAAAGTGAAATAGTGGAGTATACCGCATCAGAGTTTGAATCAGTCCCCAAAACATACTCGGTCTTGGGTGGTCAAGAAATTTATCTTCTGAGCCAAGACTCCTTGGGAGACAAAGAAAAAATAAACTTTGCCGATACAATATACGGTATACCCCCAAGTGCATTTACTGAAAATATACAATCAAAAACATCATCATTGGTCAGAGGTGAAGAACTACTCGAATTAATTAACTTAATAGTTAGATTTCTACTTACACACACCCACGCATATCCAGGTTTACCTCCTGTTGATGTTACAGAGGATGGTGTAACATCTGATAACATTTTGACAGAAATACAAAAAGCCACTACAAAAATATTAAATAGTAATATCCGACTTAATTGATATTTATTAAAAAAGTTTGATGTCAATTTTAAGGTCATATGTAGATAAAAATAACACAATAGTTTCAAATTCTTATGTCAACACAGGTAGGAATCCAGTGTCGGAATTGAATTTTGGCACTTCATTTTTAGCTGTTCCCAATTTTGGTTTCTCAAGAATTTTATTTGATTTGGATTTGGATTTACTTGTAGGGAATATTCAAAGTGGTGTAATATCTACAGGGTGCACATCTGCAATGACTCATACACTCAAAATGACAAATACATCGTCATTTGATAATGAACTCCTCAACACTTTCATGTCAAATGATAGGAGGCGCGCCAGCTCATTTGATTTGATTCTTTTCAGAATACCAAAGACATCAGGTGCTACAGGAAATTTACAACCATGGGACGAGGGAGTAGGATACGATTACAATGACTTCAACTTAGCAAAAAACTCAGCTGTTGGAGGTTCCACTCCTTTAACTTATGTAGATACAAGAGCATATTCAACAAGACCATCTAATTGGTTCCAAAGGGAAATTATATCCAATTGGTCAGAGCCAGGATTATACAACAATAGAAACACAGGATTAGTCAATTATTCTGGCCTTACTATTATAGCGACCCAACACTTTGAGTTCGGTAATGAGGATTTAAATATGGATATGAGCAATGAGATAAATAATATATTAAACGGCACCATAACAGGTTACACTGGGTGGGGTTTGGCATATCTACCTGCTATTGAAAACATCACAGGTCTTACAGAAAGTTACAGTGTTGCCTTTTTTTCCAGACATACCCAAACTTTTTATCAACCATTCTTACTTACTACTTACAATGACCTAATCCAAGACGATAGAAATTTGTTTTTAAAAAACCAAACTAATAAATTATATCTGTATGTTTACCAAAATGGTGATACAGTAAATTTGGACCAGTTACCTCTTGTATCAGTATATCAAAGAGATAATACACTCTATAATAATCTTTCAGGATTGACAACTTGTCAAAGAACAAGAGGTGTTTATGAATGTGTAATACCTAACTCTTTTACTGGTTCTCCAACGCCATGTACGTTTTACGATGTTTGGTCTAACTTAAGAATCAACGGTCAATCAATACCAAATATAAAAAATCAATTTGTACTACAGATGTATAGTGCTGGTGTGCAAATAGGGGTCAATAGTCAAGAACCAAACAAATTTGGTTTCAATTTTTATGGAATACTACAAAACGAGAATATTATAAACTCTGATATCAGAAAGATTGGTGTGACAATAAAAAAATCTTATACTGGTCAACAACTTTTAGAAGGAATATCAGCTTTTTATCGTATTTATGTAAAAGAGGGAACAACTGAGGTTCAAGTACAGGATTGGACTCAGATAAACAGAACCCCAAACGAATATTACTTTATGATTGATATGAGAGATAAAATTCCTAATCAATATTATGTAGATATTCAGGTAAATTCATCAGGTGAAAAAGATACCTATAAAAGACAATTAACCTTTAATGTTGTAAATGAAAAAGATAGTTAAAATAGACGAATCAGATATAAACAGAATTGTTCATAAAGTTCTTTATGAACAACAGTTACCCAATTACATGTTTTTCAGTAATTTGGAACAATTAATACGTCAAGCAAATCTACTATTAGAACTTGACCATGATACTGTTGATGAAATTATTCTCGATGGACATGATTGGGCTGCAGACCACGTAACAGTTGCCAAAGAAAACTTAGACCAAGTTTTTGATTTTATGATGAATAAAATAAAAGGAAAAAATTATAAAGAAGAACCTTTTATGTTGGAGGGTAAGAAAAAAACGGGTACAAAACTTTGCTCAAGGGGTAAAGCAGCAGCTAAAGCTAAATTCAAAGTTTATCCATCAGCGTACGCTAATGGTTATGCTATACAGGTTTGTAAAGGAACAATGCCTGGTTTAGATGGTAAAAAACATTGTTCAGGGGTATATTGTTAATTTAGAAAAAAGATATATATTTTTTGGTAATGAAAAATAAAGAAATTGTTGGCTATATACCAAAATTATTATATAAAGTCTATTTAGCTCTAAAAGAAAAATTTGACCCACGACCACCGGTCACACAGGAGGAACAATATTCAGTTGAAATTTGCAATCAATTGATTTCTCGTAATTCCTCAAACTTAAATTACACGCCGAAATCAACGAAACGTATAATTGAAAATGAGGAGTATAGCATGTTTATTGTTATAAACAATTTTACAATTCATATAATCAATCACGTGTATAGTTATAATGTTTACATAGAAAACACGGAATTATATTCCAATTTGTTGGAAACTTTTGACTTGGAGGTTGAAAAAAGACGAGAGAATTTAGAATCGGAAATCAATAATAACATTCAACACTCTTTGAAAGACATACTTTTGAAAATAAATCAATAATTTCCTGAAAAGTATACATACAAAACTTCAGGAATTCTAAAACATGACCTTTTTTCACCTTTGTCATTTATACAAGGAATTGGTTTTAATGTGGATACAATTTGCTTTAGTTCTCTAGGTGCATTAGTAATTCCCATGTACACAGATTCTACTGGATATAATTTTTTTGGTTCATATATTTCTTTAAGTATATTTCTAATAGTTTTTTCGAGCGATTCTTTTCTCGCTTTGTATGATGTCATTGTTGGTTTGTTCCCTGTACCAATCTTGGGGTCTTTTTTCTCCTCTCTTCTTTTTTGAGAACAAGCAGCCCTTTTTTGTGAATCAGACATTTTTGAAGCTACACCCTTCGCTCTACATTTAGGATATCCCTTACTACTTGCTTCAGGTCTTCCACAAGGGGGATGTCCTCCACCTTCTTTTTTTCTACATATATTTACCCAAGGACCTACAGGTTGTTTGCTTCCTCTAGGTTTTTTCTTTGTACCAAACCAAACCGCTAAATCTTCTTTAATAAAGGTTTCATCTACTTTCGAGTTTTTATTTTCCATTTTTTTTATAATTGCGATTTTTTTTTTAGCCTTTTTTTCGTTTTGACTAATAATTTTTTTTGACCGCTCCATATTTCCGTCATAGCTGTCATATGAATTAGTTGAACTAAGATATTTCGAAACACTATCCTTGAATGGGCTTATTTGTTCTTTATCCCATGTTCGGGTTGCTAAAACCAAAGGCACTTTGAATTTACCACTATTACCTGAACCAGTTGCTTCATTTATATGTTTTTTTTTCATATATTTTGTACATTAATAAATATATTAACTGATGGATAATTCACAATCAGAACTTAAAGGCAATTTATTCTCATCTATAGGTTATAAATCTGATAAAGACTTGAGAAATTTGATTGATAATCTTACTTACGAACAATCATTAATTTTTATTAACAAAAGTTTGGAGTTTGCATATTCTCAAGGAATATTTTCTATGAATGAGACTGAAATTATTTCAAAATCATTATCAATAGTAAATTCACTTACATTTAATTCAGAGCCAAAGAAATAAAAAAAGGGTCCCGAAGGACCCTTTTATATTAAGGTTAGACCATATTATCTTAACTCTCTCAAATCAAATGTTCTAACACCATCAACCGTGATTCTACCATAGAAACGGTTGTTAACCATTTTCTTAGCGTATCTAGTCATGATACCCTTGATAGGTGTGAAGTTGAATGGGTTATACATTGTAGGTGTAAGTTGTAAAGGTACATATGGTGCGTAGATGTAACCTGTGTCAAGCAAAGACGTTCCTTTGTGACCCAACAACACTTGGTTTGGTGGGAAATAAGGGTCTCTATACACTTGATATCTACCAGCTAAAGTACCAACTCTTTCAATACCCATGTTGTATTGGTCTTGTTCAGGAGCAGCATTTGAAACGTGGAAATATTCCAAATCATCAAAGATTGCACTGATTTCAGAGGATACAACAATCCAGTTAGCGCCACCTCTGAGGGTAGACTTGTGGATTTGAGCTGAAATTTGATTGACAGCAGTGATGAGCGTTTGGTTCCAGTCTTTCTGAGTATAAGGAACAGCGTTTGTACCTAATCTCTTCCAACCGTTGTAATCCCATCTCAAGTTCCAAGCCGCACCCTTTCTAAGGTCTCTTAAGATTTCTCTATCGATTTCAGCCGCAACTTGCTCTGACAATAAAGCTGTCAATTCAGCTTCTGCGTCAATGTTGTGGAATGCCGCAACGTCTTGAGCCATTTCTGGAGACCATTGAGCTCTTAATTTTCTTTCAGTCACAGAAACTGTTACTGACATAAGGTCAAATGAAACCTCACCCATTCTGTCTTCGAATTCCAAATTCTTGTAAATTCTGTAAACAGGTGTGAAAGCTTGGTTGTTAGCTGTAGTTGAAGAAAAAGTTGAACCTGTATAACCATCGATACATCCTGTGCAACTTACGCAACAAGGAACTTGAAGGTCTACTTCCAAATAAATTTCTCCATCAGGAGTACAAAGGTCATCATACTGACCACCTCCTGTTTTACTTTGAGGGAAAAGTGCATCAGCATTGTTATTGCCATACTGAACAATACCTTTACCATATCTTTGAGTAACTACTCTAAATAGGTATGGTCCAACGTTTCTACCAACACCTGTTGTTGTGTTAGTTGCTGTTGTACTTCCGTAGAGAGTAAGGTCAGCTAAGAAAGACTCGTTATCCATTGGTTGACCATCAGGACCGATAAGTTTACCAGCGCCATCAGATGCGAAACCTGACATGATAAGTAGCACTTTTCTGTAGTTATCAGTGCCATAACCTGACACAGCTAAATCTAATGTTGTGTTATTCCAAACTGCAGTTACTGCTGTACCTGTAATAGCTGAGAATTGCCCCTTGGAATAATCGTACAAACCTGGAGGGTCTAAAGCTGGTTCATTACCCTCATAAAATCTGTCATACAAATCTCTCCCTGTGTTGAAATCATATCCCACATTAGGGTCTGTAGGTCCACTTGGTGCGCCTACTGGTTTGAAATGAATACCTGTGTTGTCATCTTGACTACCACCTGTTTCGTAGTTTTGAATGTTAGGTACAAAGTAGAACAATTTACCGATTGGTAAGTTCATAGCTTGTACAGATACGATATCGTTAGCTAACAACTTAGAGAAAACTCTTCTAACGATAGGGAAAACCACAGTTTCGAATGCACCTGTGTCAGATGTAGTCGCTGCTTCATTGATTAAATAGCTAGCTTGGTTTTCATAGAGCTGTGCTACGTTCTCTCTCATGTGACCTTTAAGACCCTCTAAGAATCCTAATTTGTCCCATTTTGTGATTGTGTCTTCTTTGATAACTTTAAGGTGCTTAAGACCGATGTTACCAACTAGACCTGATTCTAATAATGCTCCCATTTTTTGAGTATTTTAGTTTTTGTTTATATATTATTTTATCTTAGTCATTAAATCTTTCATTCTCAAGAATTGAGGATTTTCATAAGTTTTTGACTCGATAAGATTGATTGCTGAACCTGAAGATACAGTGGTATTTAACTTTTCTACGGATTCAGTAACCGATTTAGTTTCAACAGTAGATAATTCATCTTTGATTGACTTGTAAAGAGACTTTGACTCTTTCAAAGTTTCAACAGAATCAAATCTTCTGAGGATATTAATTTTTTCTTTTTTAGTTGTTGAATGTTCCGTGAAAAGTCTTGTAGCGTAAGCTAAATTTGAATTAAAAATAGCTACCTCATTTAGTTTTTCTCTGAATAAATTCAGAGCTTTTCTATACTCTTCATTTTTTTCTCTCAACATACTAACTTCTGCTTCAAGAGACTCCACTTTAACACCGTTAGGACCATATGTATAATTTCTATTGTTAGTGATGCCTTTTCTCAGACCTCTACCCTCTTTTGAACCCATACCATATGTTCTAGCAGCTTCTTTAGTTTCTCTTTTTTCGAAACTTGCATCATCTCTACGAGATTTTTCTTTTTCAGAATGTGAACCCTTGAGGTGTTTCATAGCTGTTTTACCATGTTTCATCCCCAATTTTTCATCTTCTTTGTCATTATATCCCTGACGACCTTCTTTAGTTTCAACTTTTTTTGATTTATCTTCCATATTAGCACCCTTCTTGTATTCGAATTTTGCTTTACCTGTTCCGACAGATTTTGGACCTTCTTTCTTTTTTTCATCAAACCCACCTTTTGTAGCTTTGTAAGAAAATTTGGGACCAGTGCCAATTCCAACACCTTTAGGTTTAATCGCTTTCTTGTGATTGTATGCTTCTTCTAATGATTCATCATAACTTCCTTCTTCGACAATAGATTCGTTATCTTCGTCATCCTCTTCGTATAACGTCGATTCGTTTTCTTCATCTTCGTCATCCTCTTCGTATAACGTCGATTCGTTTTCTTCATCTTCGTCATCCTCTTCGTATAACGTCGATTCGTTTTCTTCATCCTCATTGTCATCTTCGTCAAGTGTGATTTCATACATCATCTCCTCTTCAGAATCCATGTCAATTTCCATGTTATCCCCTTCATCAGAGTCTAATTTAGAAAAATCAATTTTTTCCTCCTCATCTCCCGATGAAGGAGAATTGAAGATGTCGTCTACGATTTTAGCAATCGCATCGTCTTCATTGATTTTTGATTTTGACTCTTTGAGCTTGATGATATACTCACTATCAGATTCATTATCTGTGAGTTGAATTTCTTCATCGTCTTTTGTTACGATAATTCCATCCTCTTCTCCCATAGCTTTGAAGACTTTTAAAATTTCCTCATCAGATGCTCCAGTCAAATCGATTGGAGTTTCCTCAGCATCCATGTCGAGTTCCATACTCATGTCACCCGTCATGTCATCTTTGACATCTATGTCAATGTCGTCTTCCTCATCGGAATCGGGCATATCCATTTTATCATCGATGTCAATCTCATCTTGTTCAGAAAGAGATTCTTTTACTAATTGGTTGATTTCTTCCTTCATTGTAGAAGCAAGTATTCCTTTTGCATTTTCGGCTATAGCTTCTTCAACGTTTTTCATTTGAATAAGAGCCTCTTCTACTAAATTTTTATTTTCTTGCATAAGAATTTTTATTGATTTAATTAATAAATATTATCGAATTATAAAAAAGTTGATTTTCTGATGGTTATAAATTTAGTTGGTTAAGTCGAAAAACTCAGAAGTTTGTCTAATAGTTGAGTTAAATGTATCTCCTTCCCTTATTCGCTGGTCTATCATACCACTTACTTCGCTCCAACTGTCTGTAATCATGTAATAATTATCGGTGGCCCCATCTCTATTTGTAAGGTTCACTCTGTAACTTTCTCCTGCAATAGCCTGTTTTATGTCCATTGTTGAGTTGGGTATCTGTGTAACTTTAATTGTATTGCCTGTATTATTTTGCCAAGAATCTAAATCCCTATAACTATTCAGGTAAAAAATTGCTACTTGAGTATCCTCTGAGCCTTCCTTAACGTAATATCCTGTTAAATAAAATGCCATGTTTTTTTATAAATAAATATTCCAAAAATGAAAAAGAGTGGTTAACCACTCTTTTACTTTTCAATTACTTCATCAATTTTACTTTCAGATACTGATGTTATTCTCCAATCATACGAAAAAGTTTCATATCTTTTGGTTACTTTTGCCTCAACATCTGTGACAGAAAAACCTTTAACTAATTTTTCTTCTCTAATCTTTTTAATTTTACCTGTTGTTTCATCAGTAAGTTCATACTGAATTTTAGCTACGAAATACTTTTGGTCCATAGAATTATTTTCCCAAAAAATCGGTGAGTTTTTTCATTAAATCAATAGATTTGTCTATTTGACCTTCTGTTTTGGATTTTTTTTCTTCTTCTAAGTTTTCCTCATATTGACCCCTTTCATCAACGTTTGAGAACAAATATGCCCCTGGAGTTGAGGGTGATGAAACTAAATCAAAACATATCAACTCGAAATCTTCTTGTACCTCGTTTCTCTCACCGACTTTTTTGAGCGAACCGACGCCACGGGATGAAACCCCCATCGTAACACCCTGTCTCATTAGATTCGCAGCAATGTCTCCTTTACAAGAAACAACCCCTGACTCGTGAAATCCTGGACTTGTCAACAGTTTTAATTTACCCATCAATATGTTTTTATCCCACCAAATGTCTGTAATCAGATGCGATACTCTATCTAAATCAATCAAGGAAGATTCAGGGTGGTTGAGCTCTGATGTTGACAAACCTTTTTGTATTATTTTTTTATATCTTTCAGCTTCTCTTTTCAGAATTTTTTCTGGATAAAATCTTCCATTACGATTAGCAGTATCGTATTTTTGTAGAACTGCATAAAACTCAAACGGATTTTTGAAATCCATTTTTTTTGCTTGTTCCATTAGTTGAAGATTAAGTGAATCATGGGGATTAATATACCCTGCGTCCATTTCTATCAAAATTCCATGACCAAGTTCATGAGCTTCTAATATTCTTAATTGTTTCATCCTTTATTTTCAAATAAATATACAGAATTGTAATCTTAATTATTTTTTAGACTTTGAGAAAGTAAAATAAGAGTTCTTTTCAATATTATTTCGGTAAATTGATTTGATGATTATTTTAATTTGTTTTTTCAGATTTTCTGATTTGAAATTCAATTCTTCATTTGCAAATAAATTGACTTCCAAATTAAAAAAAGATTTTTTTCCTGTAGATATCCCGCTTACTCTTAAGTCCAAATCAATTATTGTTTTCGTTAAAAATAATTCTGATTTGTTAGAATCGTACACTGAGTGTTTTATTTGTCTACTTAGGTTATTTACAATTCTGTTCCAATTTTCCATTTCTTGTATGGGTGTGACCCAAGACTGAATGTTAATAAAAATTGATTTTAAGTTTTTGGAATCAACTGTTCCATACATAGATTTAATTGGATTGAAAAGATTTAATTTGACGCTTTTTCCTTTTTTCATTGATACTCATATTACATTTAATTTATTTTTATAAAAATACGAGTAGTTTTTCCAATAGTCAAAAATGAATCAAAAAACAATATTTATATCTAATATGTTGATAATAGAAATAAAAAATAACGATAACCTGGAAAAATCTCTCAAACAACTCAAGAATAAAGTTATCAAAACAAAACAGAACCAAATTCTGAATGAACGGAAAGAATTTGAAAAAAAGTCTGTAAAAAAAAGAAAAAAATTACTTAAAGCAATCTATATTGAAAAAAAGAAAAACGGATTATAATCCGTTTTCTAAGGAGATTAATTTTACATAATTGATTTGAGAAAAATTCTCTTTATGTAGTTTTTCGATTGTTTCTGAAATTTTAGTTTTCATTTCAGATTCATCTTGTTCAGAAAGTAAATTATTAAGTTTTTCGATAGTGGTTTCCTTTAACGATAAATATTGCTTTTCCAGAGTATCTTTTTCGGATTTGATAACTTCCAAAAAAAGTTTTTTAGTTCCTGAATCCATCGATTGAATATAATTTTCCAAGGTTTGATTTGCAATTTTTACCATCGAATTAAGTGGAATTTTTACAGGGTCATTATCCCTTTTGGGCTCACTCATCAATAAACCTATAATACTTTTTTTGGATTGAATTCTTTCTGTAATATTATGTTTTGTGGTGTAGACCAAATTGTCAATGTCAACGTATGAATTAGTTTCAGGAGTATATTTTGAATAAGGCATCTTAATAGAATGAATAATCTTGGAAATCAAATTCAATCCTTCATTTAAAAAAATATCTGCCTCTTTTTCAGATAATCCCTGTGGAGTTGAGAGTTGTTCATATACAGAAAATAATTTCGAGAACTTTTTATTTTTCAAAACGTTCCCTTTAAACTCTCTAAGAGTTTTTTTAAATTCTGCTTCATTTTTATAAGAGTTTAGTAAATTCTCCTCTATAATTGATTTTAACTGACCAAATGTCATTCTATCTACTTTTAAAATAAATATTAAGAGTTCAACAACTTATTTAATTCTTCAGAAATTTTTCCTAAAGATTTTTGTCCGTGTCCCAAATCTATTACCTGTTTACCTTCTATCAAATCACTTTCTACTAAAATATTCATGTCTTTTTGTTTGGACTCAGGAGTAATTGCCGTATCAGAAGGTGTTGTTGTCTCAGGTGTCTCAGGAGGAGCCAATTCTGGTGATTGAGGTGTCGATTCTACACCAGGTAAACCTCCTAAAGTTTCTTCCCCACCAGGTGTTGTCTCAGCTCCGGCTGATGGTGTTGCTCCTGTTGATGAGCCATAAAGTTTGTCGATATTATCAAAAAAACCAGTTTTAGAAATCACTGTTGGTGTTTGTTTCAATTCTTCACCTACAGCTCTTTCAATTCTCTGTTGTTGTAAATCCGTTTTAACCTCATCATCTGACCAAGCAAAAATATGTTTTTTAGCCCAAGTGGAAGAACTGGCAGAAATACCGTTCCCTGGGTCTGAAACCAAATCTTTGTAAAGCAAAACTTTTTCTTTCCAAACATCAATTTTAAGTAGGTCTGCTTGAGTTGAAGGGTTTGTAAGACCTAAAGTAAAATTTTCCAACTCATCTTCGAAACCTAACAAAAACAAATGAACAATTGCAATTTTGTTAAGTTCTTGGAGCATACTTCTCTGAATCCTATTTATAGTTCTAGCAAAACGAATGTCTTGTAAAGACAAATTCTTACCATCACCGACAACTTCTTCAAACCCCAAAAAGGCTTTAGGTACTCTTAGAGCTGTTAAAAGTTTTTTCTGAATATATTCAATATCAGCAATTTCAGATAGATTTTGTGCACCAGCTAAAGTATCAATTGGACTTGGAGCTGCTGGGTCTCTCACGGGTACAAAATAATCTTGGTCCACCGCCATCTGATTAAATCTCATGTCTACTTGTCCCGTTTTACTATCTACAATTTGTTCTCTTTTAAATTTATTGGCAACACGTTGTACATATGCCTCAACATCGTCATCGTTCATATTTCCAACAAAAACCTTAAAAATTCTTCTTTCAGGAGCTCTTGATGTACGATAAATCAACATTGCATCTTCGGACAATAATAGTTGTTTCCAAATTCTTCTAGCCTTTTCTAACATCGAAGTTCCATAAGGTAATCTTCTATCGTCTCCAAGTAGTCTAAAGTGAGCAATTTCCCATGATTGAAAAGTCATATTTTTATTACTCCAATCAAAGTGAAGCGCTTTTCTGTCTTCAGGTTTTTCAGGCTCTATCGTAATTTTTTGGCTTACACCCACCTCTCTACGTTCTATTTCTATAGTTGGTAATTGTTGACATCCTACAACCCCTTTTTCTGGGTCCAATTTGAGATAGACAAAATTATCACCGTACTTACAGGTATTTCTTGTCCACATTGGAAGATTGGTATTGATGTCTAAAGAGTTGTTGAATAAGTCTGCTAACACACCTTTTATCCTTTTGGATTCGGAATAAATCTGTAGAATAAATCCATCCTCATTTGGTGTTGTAGACTCCTCAGCATATATGTCTAAAGCTGCTGAAATTTCAGGAGTATACTCCATAGATTCGTAGTCATATTGAGCAGATAGTCTCGATGGTTCATAATAAATTGCTTGAGAATATAAATTGTTTTCGACTTTAGCCCACTGATTTGCAATATAATAACTCTGTTGAGCCTGTAATTTTTCCCTATCATATTCATCTTTACTTTTCGTTCTAAGAAGTTCTTTCTTATCAAACTTATAGATAGGATAATCTTGATTGAGAAGGGAATTCGGACCAAAGGTTTTCGATAACCGTTGCCATACCGTTAGATTCTGTTCACTCATTTTACAATTTTACTTGATACCAAGATAATATAAATAGTTATTTTACTCCAAATAACCACCCATATTTTTGATAGTCACTTCTTGAGGGTTGACCAGGTTTGTGTGAGTTATAACGTCCCATTTGGGGTACCATAGGATTAAAGAATTCAGATGAGTTTTTGTTTTCGTGGCTAATATTAGTCCATGAATTTAACATTGCCTTGGTGTGGTTCACAACTTTCTGTATGGACTGAAAATTCTTTTCACCAACATAAATCGCCATAGACATAGCCATAATACAATCATCATGGTGACCCTTTTGATGGTCAGGTCTTCCGTGAATGTATATAAAAGTGTTCATTTCATTATATAGACGATTTGAATAGACCTTGAAATCATGTCTTAATGCCTCTTCAAATGCTGATATGATTTGAACCCTCTTCGAGTTAAAATTTATTCCTGGTATTTTTTCGTTTAGTTTGGGGTCCCATTTCCATTTTTTTGAGGGGTCTATATTGTCTACATAAAGTCCACTAGAATATGACATTTCTTGCATCTTTCTTGCAGTAGAGACTCCCATACCACCCGTAATATCAATCACACAATAAGCATTATACATCGAACCCCATTTATACGCAATGTCTGCTATGACATCAGGTGGTACCTTTCCAACGTATTCCAATACTTGTTCACGAGTATCAAAGTCGATAATTTCAATACATGAGAAGTCCTCAGAGTCTCCTCTCGACACATCCACACCCATGACATACTTGTGATTATTTTCGACCTCTTTGAAAATCCACAGTGAACCTCCCATCATTTTCGCTAAAGGTTCCCTTAATTGATTGTGTGAGATGTTTCTCATAAGTTCGGGCTCAAAAACGTTATCACCAGAACCTAAAAAATTACACTCCAATTCCTGTGCAACTTTTCTTCTATCATACTTCAATTTCTTCACCATACTCTCAAACCAAGACGAACAAGGCTTATATCCTTTGGATATATAATCGGTTGTTATTGCGTGGTCTCTCTCATATGGATTGTTAACTGATAAATCGACTATGATATCTTGAGGATAATCTTCCCTATTCAATAAAAAATGAACTAAATCAGTGGTTTTTACCATGTATAAATCTCTAGTATATCTCGGGTCTCTATACCAAAACATCTCGGAGATTTTGAATTCATTCATTCCTCTGAGTGCTTGGTCATATATATCGTAATATATTTGGTCGTAACCATTTGGAGTGGACACAACAATGACCTTACCACCAGTCGAAAGGGAGGCCATACAAGCTGACCAAAAATCATTATCTGCTTCTATGAACGCGGCCTCGTCAAAAATCAAAATTGTTGGGGTGTACCCTCGAAGAGCATCTTTTGAAGTCGCGACTGCTTTAACCTCACA